TATTATCTAGTTTTTTATGTAAATCAAAATTTAATACTTTATTACATCTATTAACAAAATCAATAGTACAACCTTTAAGTGAAGTGGCTACCTCAACAATTTCTTTAGCCATTTCTTTAGGTAATGCTATATTTTCTTTTTCATATTTGGATTCATATGGTTTTGATTCACCATCACCTTCACCACGAGTTACTTCAGCATGTACTATTTCATGCCATTCAGTTAAAGGGTGTCTAATCAAATCTTGAACATTACTAAATAATACTTCTTTTGATTTTGATTTATTTTTAAGAAAAGTAACAATATTATATACTGTTGGTTCTTCTTTACCTTCAAATTTAACAATTAATTTATCCATATAACCTCTATTTATTTATTTTTAATTCTAATGCTTTTATGTGTTTACAACGGTTATCAAACGCTCTCCATCTACCTGGACAATCACAATAAAACTTACCTGATTCGGGGTAATATACTGTTTTATACGTTTTATCTGCATTGCTACTACTAGTATGAGTTTCAATAATAGGTTCTTGCTTAACCTTAGGTTTTGGCTTAACCCATTCTATATCATCAACTGTAGTACCATCAACTACTTCTTGCCATAATGGCATCAAATATGTTTTGCCATTATTTTTCCAAATCATTGGTGGCATAACAGGATGTTCATATTTGTATTTAAACCTATTTGCTAATACAGAGGGACCAAACCCACTACTAGGTATACTTAATGCACCTTCAGTATGGATAATTCGTTTTCTGTAATTACCATATTTATTTAAATTTCTAAATTCCCAAAGAGCCATAACCTTAATTTTACTCTGTAAATATATGAAAAATAATTATGGGAACCAAATTGGTTCCCATTTTTCTTATGCTTTTCTTTGCGTCTATATTTCTTCCTATTTCTGTGAGGTGTAGGAAGTTTCATGGCATCATACCATTCATGCTGAGTAAGTATAATCTTTTTCATTTTTTTTAGATTGTAGATCTACAGATAAAGCCCAACAGAAATTTTTTAGCTCACCCGCTTCATGTAATGCCAAAAAATCAGCATCGGTCATATGATTAAATAAGCTTGTTACTGTTACATTCATTCTATTTCCCTTGTCCCTTGTACTGTTTAACATAGTTTTTACTTTGTTTCATTTTACTGGATTTGCTTTTTGCGTGTATCCCAGGTCGTTTTTTTCTTTTATTCGGTTTATAATCACCTACAACTACTCTTGCCATAATCTTTTTGATTATAAATATAAGATATAACCAGAAAATTGCTCCATGTATTGAGTTATTTTTACACCATTACCATCTTGTTTTATTTTTCCAGTTCTGAACCATTTTTTAACACTACCAGCACCCCCTAAGTGTGCCGCAGCTAATAATCCTGATTCGGTGATTAATATACCATTTATTACTTGCCCATCAAACTTATCTATATATTTTTTAAGACGTTTTTTATTATATATAAGTAATTTTCTCATTGCTTCTTCCTGCAAATTAGGATTATTTAAAAACTCTTCTTTGGTGACTTTAATCTTTAATGTTTTTAATGTTGATTTACCAAATTGATATTTACCCATATAACCAAAACGGTTAACTACATGATATCTATTGCCTGATTCTCTATGACCTAGAGCAGTTAAAAAGGCCGTATGGCCTTTTATTTTAATTTCTTCTAGTTTAATTTTTGTATCTATCTTTACTACAGGGGCACTTAATATAGTATTAATAGGTGACTTTTTAGGACGAGTATAGTTAGTAAAAGCCATCAATAAGGATAAACCTAAAATAATAAACAAATTTTTAAATAAATTTTTCATAATTGAGATTTTGATTTCAAATAATCTAGAGCGTTAACAATTTTTTGACATCGCTCATAATCTTCAAAATCTTCCATGGATTGGAGATTTTGTTCTAAGGTTTCAACCATATCAACCCTATCGATCATAATATCATAAGTTATATCTTCATCTTTAGTATAAATTGATACCACTGGAATTTGTTTTCTTTTAGTTTTTAAGTTACCTAAAGCTATATCAACTATTAAATCATGTAATTCTTTTGATTCACCCCCAAATATTTCCTCTAATTCTTCTGTTGTATCGAATTGCCAATTGTGTTTAAATTTCATAATTAAAAGTTTTTTAGAAAGTCACCTTTCATTGTTTTTGATTTTAATTGGTTTGCTTTTTCATCATTTTTAAGCATTTTATCAGTTAATTTTTCTAAATGCTTACTTTTTTGCTTATCATAATCTTGAGTAATTTTATGATGCTTCTTATTTATTGATCTGGCTCGTCTAGCTTTTTTCATATTCTAGATATATATTGGTTAACATCTTCATCATCATCTCCTAATCCTAATTCTCTTAAACGTTGTAGATGGTATTCATCTACTTCAAACTCTACTTTATCAGTTGTACCTACGTGTTCTTGATGTGATTCAATTTGTTTAACATCCTTCTCTGTAAATATATCTCCAACTGTAAGAAAATAATGGTTATAACATAGTAACTCAATGTTATCGCGTGTGTAATTTGATTTATTATTATCTTTGAAGTGTAACAATAAGGGCATTTTATAATCGAGTACCCTACGTTCTTGGAAACCACACATTGAGCATTGCTCTGATAAATATCCCTCTTCTATTAAACGATACTTTATTTTTGCAGGAGAAAAATGAGCTGATGATACTCTTCCTTCAATAATGTCTAAAAGTGCAGGTTCTTTGCCTGTGCCCTTTAAAAATTTAGGTATACCTTTACCACTTTGGTTTTTATGGCCCTCAAATATCTTATACATTTTAGCATATCTCTTATAATGTTGATAAGAAACATGCAAGTACCTTGCAGCGGCCATATTAGATTTAGTTTTTGCTTGAGCCGCCACTATCATTTCTTTGGATAATGGTTTTGGTTTGGGCATAACTAATCTCTATCTTTATCTGTGTTGTTGATTATTTGAAATGGACCTTGTAAATTACGATCTTCTTTATCCATATTTAACATTTCTGCTTTAGCAGCATTTTTATCTCCACGTTCAAGTGCAGATGCTACTACAAATTCTTCATATTGATCCTCTTCCATAATAATAGTTTCAGTCCAAGTATGATCACCTGATCCTCTCATTACGGGAATACCACGTTTAGTACCTACTGTTGAGCAGTTAACACAAACTTTATAACCAAATTTAGTTAACCTTAATTCGGGCATAGGAGAACTACATTTAATACAAGGAATCATTTTCATTTTAATGGGTGTTTTAATAGTCTGTCGCATAAATATATAACCTTTAAATTAGATGTAAATATACGAAGGTTTTTTCAGGTAACCAACTAAATTATTGCTCTTCCTTTCATTTGTTCCCAATCTCTGTTTTTTCTAACGTTGTTGTTAGTTTCTTGAACTGCACATAGTACATTGTTCATTGTGTTTAATTTCTCACTTAAATGAAGTATTGCTGCTAAGTCTTTTGGGAAACAATGTCCACCGAATCCAAAATCTCCATCGGGTCCTGGTACATTCCAATGAGATTTTCCTAGTCTATCATCTAATATTGCATATTCTACAACTTTATCATAATCAATATTGAGTTGATTACACAATGAATACATTTCGTTTGCGAATGATACTTTGGTAGCTAAAAATGTATTAGTTAAATACTTAACCATCTCAGCATGAGTTGAATCGGTTTTGATTATATGTGCATTAGGAAATACTTTTGAAAATATAGTTTTCAATTCAGTGGTTGCAGGTCTTGGTCCCCCTAAAATAATTCTATTTTGGTTTTCAAAATCTTGAACGGCATTAGCTTCGGTTAAAAACTCTGGGTTGAATACTACTTGGAGATTATCATAAGTTTCATTCCAGTTTTTAACTGAACCTGGTATTACTGTAGACTTAATTATGGCTGTTTTGGGGCTATTGTCTGCATTTAGAGCAGCTAATGTACTTGTAATTAAAGTAGTAACACAACTCCCATCCACATCCATAGGTGTTGGTAAACATATGAAAACAACTTTACAATTAAATACTTCTTCTTCTGATGAATTACATTTGGATTCATCTAAATCATAAGTTAAAATATTAAAATGGTTTTTAAATTTTTGATAAATAGCATTACCAACAAATCCCTGTCCTATTATTCCTATTTTCATAACTGTTCTGTTAAGTATTTTTTTAAATTATTTTGTAATACAGGTTTATATTTAGTTAATAAACCATAAGCTCTATCATGACCCTTTCTGTCTTCTACAAATTCTAAATCCAAATGGTGATCTAGTATTCTTTCTATAATTTCAATTATTTGTAAATTAGTATATCTTTCACCTGAACCTATATTATATATTCCTGTTTGGTCTGATTTTAATAAATTAAATATTATCATTGAATTATCATCAGCATGTATCCATTCTCTTACATTTTGACCATCCCCATAAATAGGAATTTTAAGGTTATTTTTGACACAGTTAATTATTGTGGGTAATAATTTTTCTTGGTGTTGGTTTTTACCGTAGTTATTGCACGTACGAGTTATTAAATAGGGTAGCCCATATGTTCTACCTGCTGATTGGACTAATAAGTCAGCAGACGCCTTAGTTGATGAGTAATAGGATGACCCAATTAAACTAAATTCTTCATCAGCTAAAACACCAGGACCATAATCATCCATATCTCCATAAACTTCATCTGTTGATATTTGAATAAATTTCTTTAAATTTGGGTTTTGCCTTGCTACTTCTAATAAATTAAAAGTGCCTTCTACATTTGTTCTTACAAACGGCATACCATCTTTAATAGAATTATCAACATGAGATTCAGCAGCAAAATTAACTAAATAATCATATTCACCTAAATCTTCAGTTGTTATATCACAAATATCTTTATTAATAAATTTAACTTTAACATCTAAATTATTTAAATCAGCAGCATAAGTTAATTTATCTACTAATACGATTTCAATGTGGGGGTTTTGTTTACCAACTAAATTAATAAAGTGAGACCCAATAAAACCTGCTCCCCCGGTTACTATAATTCTCATAATTTATCGTTTTCTGATATTGTTAAGTTTTCTAACTGAATTGATTTACTTTTAATTAAGTTACTTGCTCCTGGGATGTTTTGGTATGGAATGGTTTTGTAACTTTCTTTATCAAAATGTTCATCCATTAAATACACTAATGTAGTATTAGGTTGTAAAGTTAAATACCCATGTGCATAATTATTATTAATATAAAGAGCGTTCCCACCCCCTAAAATATAACTTTCTAATTCACCTGTTTTTAGATTATATAATATATCTAAAATTTGACCATTAATTACTTTTACATATTTATTTTGAGGTTTTTCTTGATAATGAAACCCCCTAAATGTATGGTTGTGTTTATTGTAAGATACCAATACCTGTTTGTATTCCCTTTCAGTTAAATCAAACGAAGTAGTACTTCCTCTTAAATCTAAAAATGTTTTATGACTTAATTCCATCTAATACTTTAGGGTTTTGTGTATATGTTTGTTTAGTAATTAAGTCTTTTAGTTTAGTTGTGGACCAACCATGTGACCTTGAGGTATATAAAACTTCAATAGGCAAGTCATCACCTGTAAAGGGTTTACCTAGATAATCTTCCCCTAATATCCTTAAGTCAGGTTTGAATATTTTTATTAACTCTAATAATTCTTCTTCGGTTTGATACATAAAAACTTCGTCAATATGCTCAATAGACATTAATGCCTTATACCTATCCCAAGATGGAATTACCGGTTTATATTTTGATTTTCTATGTAATGAAGGATCGTTTTGGAGAAATATTATAAACTTATCACAATGGCGTTTTGCTTCTTCAAACGTATAAATGTAACCTGGATGTAATAAATCAAAGTTACCTGCTGTAAATCCTAATCTAAACTTTTTCATAATTTAATTAATTCATTTTGATGTTCATTTATTTGAATAATCTCTACACTTATATTTCCTAATTTAAATTTCCCAACACTACCACTATCTTTAATTATACCATTGAGTAAAGTAATATATTTAAAATCCTCTTGAGTAAAAGTATTTCCGTCTATAGTAACAATTATATCTTCCCCACCGTTAAACCAGCCATGCAGTTCATTTAAGTTAGGAGTGCTGTTAATAATATTTAATTTTTTCCTATAAACTGGAGTAAGTATGGGATGATTGAATTCATCATTTTTAATCCAGCTACCCCATTTTTTTATATAGTGATTAAAGGCATTAGATTTCATTTTATGAAACGATTCATCTTGAGTTACTTTTTCGATACCGTCTTTAAATTGGCCCCCTCTACAAGTGAGATGGTATACAAATCCTTCCCAAGTTTGAATTAAGTTATACCCACTTAAAATAAATCTATTAAATATATCTGAATCTTCGTGGTAAGAATGGAACTGTTCGTCATGCATACCGATATCTAAAATGTCTTGTCTGTAAATAGCCCATGGAGCAAATATACCTTTTGTGACTTTATTTTTATATTCCACTAAAGATTTATCCACAAATTCTTTGAATGCTGTGATATTAAAATCTTCTGGGTATAAACCGAAATTACGTACAATCTTTTCTTTTCCTTCTGGGTGTAAAGGGGGTTCTATCCGTGTACCGCTAACTACACTCTTTGGTTTGATGTATCGAAGTATAGCTGTATCAAAACCTTCAGCCATATACATATCGGCATGAAACATACAGACTATATCAGTTTTAGCCGATTCTATACATCTATTATACCCGTAGGCAATACCTTTAGTTTTGTTAGAACTATTCTTTAAATATTTAATTCCTTTACTATCTAACCACTCACAGGTTCCATCGTTGTCAGAATCTACATAAACTATAATATCTACTTCCGAAGAGCTATTTTCTAGTATTGAATTAATACTGCTTTTTAAGTATCTAAGATTATCTTTAGAAGGAATACAAAAAGTTATTTTTTCCATATTAAAATCTTTTATAAAACTCCAGATATTCTGGGATTTGGTTTATTAAAGCTGTTTTTGATTTAACATCTCTTAAAATATCTAAAGCATAGTTATGTTCTTTAGACCCTGGTTGGGGTAATGTATGAATCATATTTACAATTTCCTCATAATTTTTACCATCAATTAAAAAGGGATAATCAGAAGGTACTAAATCTTGAATCGACCAATCATAATTGGTTATTAAAGGGATATCTAGGGCAGCCGATGTAACTAATTTAGTTGCTGGTTTGAATTTATATGCGGCACTGTCTGTAGCTCTTACATTATAACAACTAGTAAAACTATTTAATTTATCAGTTAATTGAGAGAATTCTTGATAGCTAAAATTACCTATAAACTGGATATGGTTTTGTTGTAATAATGGTTGAAGATAGGGCATATCTCTACCATCATTTATAGTAACCATAGGCATATCAATTGTTTTTTTAGATGTATCCAAATTTTGCAATCTAATATCCCAGTGATGAGGTATATTTATTGTTTCTAAATGAGAGGGTAAAGTATATTCTTTTAAAATCTTACTTGCCCTAACAATTATCCCATCAAATATATCATAGGGGTATAAAGTATATGGAGTTGTATTAGGACGAATAAATTCATCCACAACATCCATTACTATTTTATTGTTATTTTCTTTTAATTTATATAAGAATGATTTATGAGGGACATGCTTATACATAAAAACTAAACTGTCTTTTACGTTATCTAAAACGCTAACATCTGGATAGTGATTGTTTACCAATATAGCTTCAGAATCTACATTACACTGGTCTAGTCCATGTTTTAACATTTTACCCACCATAAAAGTAGCCCCACAATTATCGTCTTGGACTAAAAATATTATTTTTCTCATATTAATCTTACGGGTTGATCTGGGTTATGGAAGTGGCATACTCCTTCAATCATTAGGTTTTTATGACTACAGTCTACTATTCTAGAATCAAAAACATGTTTTAATAACTTACGATAATTTTCATCTTGTATTAAGTGAAATTTAGTTAAGTTATTTCTTTCAATACATTGGGATAAAAACTTTTCACAGGTCCAACCATCAAAGTATTCCCATATTTTTCCATTATAATTTTCTATTGTTTGGATGTGGTTATAAGTTTCATCTAAATAATCTTTGTTATTTAAATAATCTATCTTTGAAACATTTATAAAATAAAAATTAGTTTGGGGGAAGAAGTCTTCTAAAAATGCTTTTTCAAGATCAAAGTTATAGGATTGTAATCCCCCAAAACCAATACCATTGAAATAATAAAAATCAGCTTCATCAACTTTATTTTCTAAAAAACTTAGTTCTAATATCATATCATTATCTGATTTGCATATGAAGTCTATTTTATTTTCTTTACAATAGTCTATAATTTGATTATCTAAATCTGCTACCCCAAAATTATAACCTCGATTTTTAGGACATTTTAATTGAATTACATTATCAAAATATTTATTCCAAATTTCTTCATTCCTACAAGCCAGATCTGGGTTTTTGTAATTGTAATTAATTGAAGTAATAATTCCTTTAAATTTTTTAAGAAAAATTAAATTGTATTTAATGTAACGCTCTAAATTTTCTAAGTCTTCTAGTGAATCTAAATAACCTGTACTTGAATACCAACTTTTATTTACTAAATCTTTTACTTGCATCCTAAAAAATTATTTAATTTATCTAGATTCATTCTTGTATCAGTAGGTGTTTTAAAAGGTGGGGGAATTTGCTTACATGATTTTGGAGCAAGTTCTTTTAGCCATTTATCTCCAGTACCTACATTAAAAACCCCACTAGCATTTTTATTTATTAGTTGTATTATTAAATTTGCTATTTTATTTACAGTATCACCAGAGGTTTGAATTTTCCAAACTTCATTATAAGGAAATGGGTTTGGTTTATGTAATTCTCTACAGATTAAATAGTTTTCATTACGTAATTGGATATATTCATCAGCTAATAATTTAGTATACCCATACCAAGTATTCCCTGGGATGGGTATATCATCCTCTGTTGGTAATTTTTCATTATTAGCATAAACAAACTCAGTAGATATATGAACTAATTTTACACTTTCGTTATTACAAATATCACTTATATCTGAGGTGAATTTATAATTAACATCATAATGTAGTTGTTTATCGGGTGAATAAGTATCTGTATGTGCTATACAATTTACTACAACATCATACTTATAGATTAAATTAGTTAACCCATCCCAATCATTAATGTTGGGTAAGTTATTTAATTTTCTAGAAACTACATCCCAATTTGTTTGGGATGCAATTTCTTTTCCTAATAACCCATCTCCTAGTATTAATACCTTCATCCAGTTACTTTATAGTAATCTCCTATTTTAAATTCCATTTTAGAATATATAGCTGCTGCCCCTTCTTCTTCATTATATTTAGATAAAGGAATACATCTAAAATCCACACTTACTCTGGTGTTTTGGGTGTCATTTTGTTTATTACCATGCATTAAACTATTACCATTCCATTTTACAACGTGTCCATATAGAGTAGTCATAGGGGAATAATCCGCTTTATCTTCTTCAGATTCTACCCAGATAGTGTTAGTAGCATAAGCATCAGTAAAGGGTAAAAAGAAATTACGTTCTTCTTCATTATGTGAATAATCCCTATCTCTATGAAATTCAAAAACACCTAAATTATTTACTAACTGAGTTCTAAAAGTAGGGATTTTTTGATATACTATTTCTTCCCCAAATGTGGGTTTTACTACTTCATTTATAAAAGTATCATATAAAGGTAAGAATTGATCTAGATTATCATAGTATCGGCGATGCCACACTGTTGATTGATCTGTACCCTTAATAAACAATTCATATTCTTGTTCATTATGAATTTGTTCTAAGCTGTTAGTTTCTAATATTTCTTTTATAACCTCTCTGAAAGGATATTGGTCTGTATTATATTTTATATATTCCATTTATTATTTATTAAAAAATTCTTTAACTTTATCACATACAATATCTACATCTTCAATAGTCATCCCATGGTGAGCTCCTAACAAAAATCCATTTTTCATAATAATATCTGAATTTTCAAAGTCTTCTAGATACTCACGATAAACTGGATGTCTAGTTACATTACCAGCAAATGTTACTCGAGTTTGGATGTTATTATCTTCTAAAAAGTTTAATAATTCAAATCTTTTTTCTGTTTGTAAGGGCATTGCTAACCAATTAGGTTTAATGCTATCGTCAGGTAAAATTAGATCCCCAATCCCTTTTAAGTTTTCTAAATAACGTTCAGCATTTGCTCTTCTAATACCAGCATTTACTTTAAATCTTTCTAATTGAACTAAACCAAAGGCAGCATTCATTTCACTAGCTTTCATATGGTACCCTAATACACTATATAAAAACTTATGATCATATGGAATCCCATCTACAATATGATTAAATCTATCATCCATAATCTCAGAATCATCACCTAAACGACCCCAATCTCTATATTGCAAGCATTTAGTAACATGTTTTTTATCATTATACATTACCATTCCACCTACACCCCCAGCTGTAATAACGTGTGAAGCATAAAAACTTGTAGTGGCAACATCTGTTACTGGAGTTTTAGTTAAGGTATCGGCTGAATCTTCGATTAAGAAAATATCTTCTCTCCCCATTTCTACTAAGTATCTCTTTAACTTATCCCAATCTGGTTTATTACCAATTAAATTAGGTAACATAATTGCTGAAGTATCATCTGTTACTTTAGCTATGACTTGTTCTATATTAGCACAGTAAGTAGTTAAATCCACATCTACAAATACAGGTACATATCCTAATTGAATAATGGGAGCTAATGTGGTAGCAAATGTACAAGCGGGAGTAATGATTTTAGTTCCTTTGGGTAAATCCAAAGCAGCGATAGCTAATAAACAGGCTGAAGAACCCGAGTTAACAAATACACCATGTTTTTTACCAAATGTTTTAGCAATTTTTTCTTCAAATTCAACAGATTTAGGACCTTGTCCCCCTAACCATCCAGATTTTAATGATTCTACAACGGCGTCAATTTCTTCTTGACCAAATGCTTCATGTTTATACGGTGCGTACCAAATTTTCTTCATAATGTATCGTAATATTTATTTTGTTTTTCTTGTCTTTCTATTGTTTTAGGATGAACTAAAGCTAAATCGTGTAAAGCAGGAAGTGGGGCATATGTTTTAAAACCTTCTAATCTTTCATGTACCTTATTAGCCCATTTGATTTCAGGTTTATTCTTCCAAATTCTCCATTGATAATCAGGCCAATTAACTCTTCCTTCATCATCAATATTCCATCTCCATTTAGTAGTATGTTCCTGGGTTAATCCTTCTACAGTATTTACTCTAGGAACTAAAAACACTTCATTATTGGGGTTGTTTTCTATAATACCTTTTAAATTACTAAGTAATACTTCATTAGGTATCTCATCTGCATCTATCTGAAAAATATAATCTCCTGAACAATAGGATGTTAGTTTATTTTTCCAATCAGCAAAATGATCTTCAAACTCTCCACTATGCCATGTAAATTCTCCATTTACTGAATGAGAACGTAAATATTCTTCTACTGGTTTAGTGCCTCCTTTACTATCATATAATATAACAATCTCGTCCTCGAAACGTTTGTATTCTAATAAAAAAGATACTAGACGTTGAATTTCTACTATCTCATTACAAACTGTAATTGCGTAACTTATTTTCATTTATTTAAGCTAAATATATAATCTCTTAATTTATCTGAGGGTTCCCATCCTAATCTGGTTAGGCTATCATCATTTTCTCTTAATGTTTTTCTATAATTCCCGGGGGGGTTAGGAAGATTAATAAAACCAACTCCAAATCTTTCTCTAAACATTTGATATACTTCATTAATAGAATAATTCATACCCGTGCCTAATTCCCAAGCATCTTCATGCTTTTCGTTTTTCATTCCAATTCTCCAAAGAGCATCACAAATATCATCTACATGAGTAAAATCTCTTCTTTGTTCCCCATCTCCTATTATTGTAATTTTTTGTCCGTCTCTTACTTGTCTTCTCCAAATACCTATTACTGCTGCCCAATCACTGTCTATAATTTCATTTGGACCATATACATTGTAAAATCTAGTGATTTCAATATCCATCCCATAGGTTTTTTTATACATCTTGCATATTTCTTCTCCCATATGTTTATACGCAGCATAAGGTGATTGATATGGGTTATGCCATCTAGAAGAGGAACCAGCATATATAACTTTAGCTCCCGTTAATCTAGCAAATTCACACACCTTTTGTGTTCCAATGGTATTAACCCTAAATGTTTCTTCTGGGTTATTAAATGAGGGTTGTATTCTAGATAAAGCTGCTAAATGAAAAATTAAATCAAAATCTTTATCCATTAGGTTTATGTTTTCAATATCTCCTATATGGTAATGACATCCTGGTTGTTCATTATCTTTTAGGCCTATTTCATAATTATCTAATGAATGAACATTATGTCCTTCATCTAATAGTTTTTTAATTAAAGTTGTCCCTATAAAACCAACCCCCCCTGTAACTAATATTTTCATAATATTTAAGTTTTAGTTAATATTTACTTTTATATCTTGGGTAAAACCCCCTTCTAATTTATGGAATCTAATATTAAAATAGCTTGGTGTGGAGATATTAGGGATCTTTAATTCTATGGTTGTTAATTGACCACTTAATCTAGGTGGATTAGTGAATTTAGTTTCAGTTATAAAATTATCTTTTTTATCTTTTACTTCAATATACCCATAATCAAACTGACATGAACATGAAACTTGTCCTCTAATATGAGGCCAACTTTTAGTCCAATCTAATTTAATATTTTTTTGTTCTTCCATTTTAAAACTTATTTTTTTATTTAGATATTCCTGCCTTTTGTCACAACCACAATCTTTTTTACCTCTTAATTTAGCTATGTAAGTAGCTATTCTTTTTCCTTGGCCAAAGGTTATAATTGTAATTATTTTCTCAATTAAGTCTCCTAATCCTTTCATGGTATTATGTTAATATAAGAAAGAGCATCCATAAAATCACGTTCTTTAAAATATTTTATAGTGGACATATCAGTCTTAAACTTTTTATTTTGATACTTTTCTTTTTCTTCTTCTTTAATAGGAAATGATTTTACAGCTGCCCATTCCCATTTTAATCTAGAATGACCTTTGGCAAATACCATCCCTTTATCTTCGACATTTATAGTAGTAGGCATCCAAATTTTCCCAGTATCTTCTTCTTCATCCATTAATACTTTATATATTTCAGGCAGTATCTCCCATTGTTCAGTAAAAAACTCTGAACCTTTAGTCATAATAGAATTAGATTGAAACCCACAACCATAACATAACTCGATAGATATATCTTTTGTTACTTCTTGTTTATAACAAGCATCAGACCCACATCGGGAGCATTCTTTTAGTTCATCAAAATTCATTATTCTATTTTTTGAAGTTTAGGTAAAGTTATTTCTATCTGTTGAGGTGGAAGAGAGACATAATCAGTTAAAATATTACTAATTTTATTTTTCATTTGCTCATAACTAAATTGTGTTTTACTATAATTCTTTTGTTGCTTAGATTTTAAAATATATTGTTTATACTTTTTAAAGCAATCTTTTAAATGTTTATTTACACTTATTTCATCAACTTTAAACCACTGAGCATCTTGGATTAACCAATTATTAGCAGCAGTGGGATGTATGTTTTCTAAAGTACCCCCTAATAAAGTACTCATATTAGGTTTTAAAAAGTCTAAATGGCCAGACCAGCCTGAAGCTATAATAGGTTTACCTGTTAAACTAAATTCTAATAAAGGTCTACCATATCCTTCACCTTTAGTTAAACTAACCATAGCTTTAACTTTAGGGTGATTATACAATTCATTCATTTCTGAATCTGTAAATTCACCATTTATTAAATATACATTGGGTAAAGAGTTTGAATTAACTGTTTTCTTAATAGCATTAATTTTATCCAAAACTGCTTCCCTACTCATATATGAAGCTACCCCCTGAGATACTTTTAATATTAGGGCAGGTTTGTTTTTACTTAGAGATCCTTTAAAAGTTTCATAAAAAGATTTTATCAAAACCCCCAAGTTTTTTCTGTCATGACCAAAATCTCCTTGTATCCAATGCCCTACACTCAAATAACAAAATGATTCTGGGATTTCTGTAAGATTAAAGGTTTTGATATCTTTAAGAGTAATAGGTTTATATATATCTAAGTTAGCCCCCTCACATACCACTTCTATTGGTTTTTCCAATTTAATAATATGAGTAGTTTGGTTGGTTTTCTGGTCTTTTTTTTCATATCTGATGCTTTCAAACATTCCTTTAGCAAAGTTAGAGGAAACCCAATTTATATCCATCCTGTTTAGACCTTCAATCCATTCTTGCTTACAAGCAGTTGCTTCAATTCCAGCAGTACATCCTATGTTATATTTTCCTATGGATTGAAATTCATTTGGGATTGTAATCTGCATCCAAATATCAGGTTGGGCAGTTATTTGGGTAATTGAATAGTCTAATAAGTAAGTCCATTCAGGGTGGTCTTTACAAAAATTCCAAGAGGTATTACCCCACCTTTGTGGTATAAGTTTTACAGTATATTCATCTAATTCAATTATGGCTTTAACTAAATCTCTAGATCTAGCCCCATAACCGGAATAAGTATCAAAGGGACAACTGATTATAAAAACTGGTTTATTCATTTAATATATAATTTTATGTTTTAGAAAATTACCTTTATATTTAGTAGCGTTTACAATTTCATATTTTTCTCTGGGTTCCCAAGTTTCAAATAACTCAGTAAAAGCTTCCATTACTCTATTAGCTTGATGTTTAACAGTAAATCCTGCTTCATTAGATATAGCCCATTCTCTACCTTTAAGGCCTGCTTTTTTCATTTTTTTTCTACCTAAATTATAAACTTCAAATAATCTTTCAGTTACATCTTCCCAGGCACATCTATCATCATAGATATAAGGGGTTGGTGGAGAACCTTGTATTGATCTTGAAGTAGGGTAAACGGGGAATGCCCACTCACCATGTTCCTTATAGGTACCTCTATGGTTAGAAGGTACTTCTGGGCTTGGTGAAAACCACTCTCCATTCTCATCAATAAATCTCATTTGGTCTTGCATCCCACCTGTAGTATTAGCTATAATAGGTGTCCCCGCTAATATTGCTTCTGTGATGGTTAACCCCCAACCTTCATTTGAAGTAATAAGAATTTGAACATCCGCTATGTTATATAACCAATTTAATTCTTGTTGGGATAATTTTTTATGTGAAAAATGGACTGCATTAGGATAATTTTCACTAAATATATATTCAGCTACTTTATATAAATCTGTACCTGCATCTGTAACTCCTTCAGTGTGTAAAACTAATTTACATTTATCTGCTTTTTCTTTATCTAACCCATCTAAAAATACTCTGAAGGCCATCATTGTATCTGGGATTTGTTTTCTTCTAATATTTCTAGAATTAAAGAAAGCTACAAACTCCGGGATATCATTATTAAAGAAATTCTTTTTAAATTTATTTAGCTCTATATCATCATCAGAAATAGGTTTATAAATATCTGGGTTCAAACCATGAGGGACATATCTAAGAATTCTATCTTTAGCTTTATCACCTAAAACTATCTTATTAATATTAACAGTTTGTTTAGAAATACCCATTAGTAAATCACATGCTTCATAGTATGCTTTATTATACATTGGGGCTGGATAGTCATCCCAAATATTTAAATATGTAATTGGAATTTTTTTTCTAATTTCTGCCTCCATATTAAATACCCAACTAAAATATCTTGGATCAGTGATTAACATTATAGCATCTGGTTTTTCTTTAGCTATATGGTTTCTAAGTTTAGTAGGGTCTCCATATCCATTATTAGGATATAAAGTAACAGAACTATCATTTATTCCTATAGTTTGATTAATAGATTGGCTTAAATCAATTTGTTTCCCTAAATCTGGGTGTTTAATAGCACCAGCCATTTGTACCCAATTAAAATGATGAGCTGTGTGGATAACAATTTCTTTAGCTACTGTAGCTACCCCAGAATGTACTCTAATATCATCACAAATTAATAATATTTTCTTCCTTTTATCTTTAGGAAGGTGTTCAAAACTTTTATTCATTGGTTTTTGGATTTATAATTCGAGATTAGTTTGATTAGTAATTGATTTACGAAAATCTTCATCTGTAAGATACAAAAACAAAGCTCGATCGGCAAGTTTTTGGAAGGAAAATTTACGTTTTACACATTCAATTTTAAAATTCTCGAATAAATCGCTTTTGACTTTAACACTCGTTAGTGTCATATCTTTTTTTGCGCTCATAATCTTTATTTTATAACATTATTTAGGTATACATATATACGAAAATTAGTAGATTATACCTTCTCCACAATTTTCTTTATCTTCTTTATAGGGACAAAAGTTACAATTCCATTTACTTGGGGATTTGGGATATTCTATATCTTTTATATCTCCATTAGAATTAAAACATTCATTTACAAAATTATTTATAGCTTTTTTAGCTCGTCCTAATTTAATTTTACCACTTGGTGGGCTAAATTGCTGTACCCTATATGCTTGATGGGGTGACATTATTTTTTCATCATCCCAATCCATTACTTTTCTTTTAACAATAAAAAATTCAATTTCAATTTTATCTAAAGGTATCCCATACTGTTCTGAGAAATATTGTTTATATAAAAGTAATTGATATTGTTTATCTTCATTTTTTTTATCCTGATCCCTCCATCCACGAGTGCTTGTTTTAATATCGATTATTTTAAATGTCTCTGTTTCCTCATGGTACATAACAACATCTAAAAAACCTGCGTATAATATATTGTTATACATTTTATTTGGCGCAATTACTAATGGTATTTCGCAACCAACTAAGTGCCAACCACGTTTAGAGAAGTACCTGGATCTCTTTTTCTTAAACCAATTTAAAATACCCATTCCATCATCAAAAAATTCCCTCATTTCTTCAGCTGAGGAAAAATGTTGATCTTTGTTTTTCTTGTATTGATTTCGATATTCACCTATAAATTTTTCTTGGAAAAATTCTTCCATATCAATTTCCCTATCTGCTACAGCAAAGGATTTGTCATATGCTACATCTAAATAATGTTGCATAACTTCATGAATGGCCGTCCCAAATACAGTATGAATTGAAGAAGTAAAACGTTTAATTTTATCCTTATACTGTAATTTCCACCTATGGGGGCATCCTCTAAATATAGACATCTGGGAATATGATATATTCTTTTGATATGCATAATTAACGGGTGTTGGAGGATTATTTCTAATCTCCTTTATGATT